AATAGCTCTACAAGACGCAATGCCTGACAAAATGCGCAACAGCGACCGATATAAGGCGCTTCTAATAGACATGCCCGGAACAGGTCGCAATCGTGAGCAAAGACGAATGGGCGTTATTATGGCATGGATGTGGGATGTTGTGCTGCCTCAACTTCAGGACAACGCAGATGAAAAGGGTTTTGGCAAAGAATGGCGGCATATGTGTGAGCAGAAAAGCCAAGATGCTGCCTATGCTGCTGCCTATGCTGCTGCTACCAATGCTACTGTCGATGCTGCTGCTACCAATGCTACTGTCGATGCTGCTGCTACCAATGCTGCTACCAATGCTGCTACCTATGCTGCCAATACTGCCCGTGCTGCCCTTGCTGCCCGTGCTGCCCGTGCTGCCAATGCTGCCTATGCTGCCCATGCTGCCTATGCTGCCCATGCTGCTGCCAATACTGCTCGTGCTGCCCGTGCTGCCGACTTCTGGGTAAGGGTGGACCCTATCGGAGTGCTGGAACGCATGACGTATCTGGAGGGAGAATGAACATGACTGACAAGATCAACACGACACCCGAGGCAGTGGAACAAGCAATGGGTGAACTGACGGACCTGACACGGTGCCGCTGTCACGAGGGTTTTACGAGCCGTAATCTACGCGACCCTGATTGCAACTGCGACAGTGCCGACGCCGTAAAAATCGTATCCACCCGCATCAAGGCACTTGAGGCCCAGCTGGCGAAGGCGATGGAGTCGTTGCGGTTTTACGCATGGGAAAATGAAATACGACTGCCAAGCGAAGGGCCGTGGGGTGCCGCAAGCACAGACTTTGGACGAGTAGCCCGCACCACCCTCGCCGCAATCAAGGGGACTGAGTGATGGTTAGATTGGTGTTCAGCAACGCAGATGCAAAGCCGCACAACGTGGCAATTGACCTTTCATTGGAAAGCGTGCCGCACGTCATGGATTGGTACGGAGCCTATCATGCGGGCGATCGATACACCGTAACGCTAGACGGGCATAATGTTCCAATGGATATAAACGGCGAGATGATGCCATCGCAGAAATCAAAGGAGAGACGCCATGATCGATGAAGACCGCTATCGGGTCGCATGGATGGAGATGCGCAAGAAAGAGCGCCGCAACCCAAGGGCGCTCCAGCATCTGCTCAAGGGCCGACCACGCGGCGTGCAGGCCGCCATGCTTGAACTCATGACCAAAGACGTGACGTGCGGAGATCTGCAGACCGCTCTCCGCAACGACTATGGGATCGAGCGCACGACCGAGCAAGTGTCCGCAGCCCTCTTTCAGATGAGGCGGGCAGGTCGCGTCAAAATGGTCGAGAAGATTGTCGGCCTCGTCATTTGGAGGAAAGTATGAAGCCAGAGCAACTCAGAGCAATCATCGACAGCATGGGCATATCGCAGCGCGAGATGGCCCGGCGCATGAACGTCAATGAGCGCACCATGCGCAAGTGGCTGGCAGGCGGGCGAGAGATGGGCGGCCCAGCTGTCAGGCGCGCCATCCGCATCAGGGCCGCCGCACTTGGAGCAGCTCCGGCCCGATCACCTCTTGACGGGCCAGACATCAGCATCATATGATGCACCTGTCGCCCCATTGGCGGCTGTATGACGTAGCGAAGTAGGACACACACCACATGGAACTTCTCCCCCACCAGATTGCCGACGCTAAATTCTTGGCGTCACGCCGCATCGCCGGATGCTTCAATGGCATGGGCACTGGAAAAACGCGCACCGCGCTTGAGGCGCTGATCGAGGCTGAGGTGCTGCGCACCATCATCATCGGCCCCCCGATCTCGCTCCGCATGTGGGCGGCTGAGGCCGTCGACCACATGGTCTGCACGCCACAAATACTCGCCAAGGGGTCGACAGTTATCGACCCCAAGGCCGACATCCTGATCTGCTCGTATGAGATCGCGACCAAGCGCCAGCATGAGCTGATGGCGTGGGCACGCGAGCCGTTGAACGGTATGCGCGCAGCCATGATATGCGACGAGAGCCATGCGCTGAAGAGCACAAAGGCAAAGCGCACCAAGGCCATCCTCGGTCGTGGTGGCATGGTCGAGGCCTTCGAGCACAGTTGGTTCCTGACCGGATCCCCAATGACTCGGTGGGCGGATGACCTGATCCCGTTCCTGTTCCGGGCCGCGCCTCAAGAGATCAAGAAAAAGATTGGCGCGCTGAACGTCGACCGCTTCAACCTGCGCTATTGCATCGTGCAGGAGCGCAAGTTTTCCGGCGCGCGCTTTCCCGTAAAGATGACGGTGGGGTCGCGCAACCTTGATGAGCTTGGCGCTATGCTGTCGACGTGCGCGACCCGCCGCACGCTGGACGACGTGTGGGAGAGCATGCCGTCGCTTACCCATACCCGGCTGGCGGTCGAGGTGTCTGGCATCTCCGCGATAAACCGCGCGATCAACAAGATGACGCTGGGCCAGATCGAGCAGGCCATAGCGCAGAACGACGAGCACCTCGCCACCATGCGCCGTGAGATGGGCGTGTCGATGGTGCCAGCCGCCGCCGACTTCATCTGGCAGCGCGCGGATGCCGAGCAGGGCGCGATCCTCGTCGGCGCGTGGCACCGGGAGGTCATCGACGCTCTGGTCACTGAACTGCGCGGCAAGAAGCTCAATGTCGCCCAGCTCGATGGCCGCACGCCAGCCGCCCAGAAGACGGAGCTGCAGCGCCAGTTCAATGCCGGTGAATTGGATGTCCTAGTCGGCCAGATCGGTGCCATGGGCGTCAGCCTCAATCTGCAGAAGGGTGGCAACGCCATCGTGGTGGTCGAGGAGGATTGGTCGCCCAGCGTCATGGATCAATTTTATGCCAGACTTCACCGCATGGGTCAGGGCAAGCCCGTGCACGTCGACACGCTCTACGTCGACAACAAGCTCGCCAAGGCGGTGCACACCATCTCGATGGCCAAGCGCCGCGCCCACACCGCAACGTCAGACGCCCATCAGGAGGCAGCACAATGAAACAGCAAACGCTAGAGAGACAAGTCGCGGATCTCGAGGAGCAGAACGCCAAGCTCCGCGCCGAGATCGACAACCTGCAGGCCCCACGGCCTGCGCCCACCATCGTCGACGTCATCGGCCCCGAAGCGTTCGAGCGCATGGTCGAACTTTTCCCCTCGTTCAGCGAGGACGGCGACCCGACCCTCCCGACCGACTTCGCGTCTGAGGTTCTATGGTCATGCGTCCGCATGATGGGCCGCGCGGACAAGAGCCGAACGCACGCACTGCGGCGCAGCATCCAAGCGACATCGGATTACAACGACATCTATGCGCGCCTCAAGCGCGCCACCGACGCGCTGGCAGAGTACGCCATGCGCGCAGCCGAGGAGACCACACAATGATCAAGGATCTGGTATTGCAGGGCGCGCAGGCGCTGGATGACGGCGAGGGCTTTGGCATCGACCGCTCGAAGTATCTGAACGCCTCCACCGCTGACAGCTGCATTCGTAAGCAGTGGTTCGAGCGCCACTTGCCTGCCGTCGAGCAGGACTGGGGGTTTGCGCGGCGCGGCAAGCAGGGCGAACTGTATCTAGTCGACTGCCTGTCGGCGTCGGGTGCCACGCTGCTACACTGCGGCGACGATCAGGTATCGATTATCAGCGAAGAGCACCGCGTCAGCGCCACGCCTGACGGATACATGTCGACAGACAAAGGCTGGGTCGGGATGGAGTTCAAGACCATCGACCCGCGCACCAACCGCAATTACCTGCCACGCAAGGATCACGTCACGCAGCTGCAGACCGGCATGGAGATCGCGCACCTGCAGGGTGGCGACTTCCCGCAGCCGGTGTCAGGCAAGCTGATCTACATGGATGCGTCAAACTACAACGACATCCTAGAGTTCGATGTGCCGCGCGACCCGGATGTCCTTGATCGGCTGGCACCGCGCGCCAAGAAAATGTTGAGCGCCAAGACCGTCGACCGCCTCGACCGCGAGGGCAAGCGCGACGGTCAGTGCAAGAAGTATGGCGGCTGCCCGTTCGCAGAGCAGTGCGGCATCGAGATCGAGGGCGAGGCCACCGTCAGCAGAGGCAATCGCGGATCCAGCCTCGACGCTGCCGTGCAGTCCTACGTGATGGCCAGCGCCGACGAGGCTGCCGCCAGAGCGCGCAAGGCTGACGCAGCAGAAAGCATCAAGACCGAACTGAAGGCACGCAACGCGCGTGACCTGATCGTGGGCAACCACGCGGTCGAACTGACACCAGTCGCCGGGCGTCGCTCGTATGACTGGAAGGAAATGGAGAAGGCTGGGATTGACCTCAGCCCCTTCATGAGCACGGGCAAATCCAGCGAGCGACTGACCGTGAAGTGAGGCTCAGACAGCCTCCGTTGAAACGTGCAATGTAAAAGGAGCACAAACATGTCTACATCTCTCACCGCATACGCCAAAGGCGGCAACCTCCCGACCCTCGACAAGGATGCAATGGCAAAGGCCCTCTCATCTGCCGGTGCCGAAGAAAGCACTGGCTCGGCCACTGACGGAGTCGAATATGTGTCGTTCTCCGGCAAGACCGGGGCGATCACCTACGGTCGTGACCGCAACGACATCGACCAGCAGGAGCTGTTCCTGATGGAGCCGCGCTCGGCATCCCGTGGCTGGATTTGCTGGAAAGATAACAAGCCGGTGGCACGCCACCAGTGGTCGATCTACCAGCCCGAAATGGCAATCGCTGAGCGCGACCTTGATGACAAGGGGCCATACTCCCGGCAGCAGGACGGCTGGCAGTCGATGCTGGGCTTCGGGTTCATGTCCGAGGGCGGTGAGGTGCAGTATTCTTTCAGCACCAACAGCGTCAGCGGCAAGAACGCGGTGGGCGATCTGTTCAACGAGATCGCGCAGCGCACGATCCGGGGCGAGCCGAACTTCCCGCTGTTCTACTTCAGCCGCGAGAAGTTCCAAGCGCAGGGCGAGTGGAACTTCAAGCCGAAGTTCGACATCTATGAGTGGATCACCGAGGACGAGGCCGCCGCCATGCTGGGCGGCGGATCCGAGGCCGAGCCGGAGACTGCCGTCGAGGTCGAGCCAGAGCCTGCAGAGGATAAGCCTGCGCGCACCCGCCGCGCACGCCGCGCCTGATCAACGGGGCGGGCCTTCGGGCCCGCCCCTTCACACCACGGGAGGCCAACATGAAATACCAGATGATCACGACCGAGGACGCGCTGACCGATCTGCTCGACCAGATCGGCACCGACCACGCCGCGCTCGATTTCGAGACCACCGGCCTGCGCCCGCAGGAGAGCGAGGTCAGGCTGGCGCAGATATGCAACGACGACGTCTGGGCGGTCGTCGACTTCTGGGCGCTCGAGGGCGGGTCGTTCGCGCCCTATGCCGACTGGTTCGAGGCTGGCACATGGATCGCGTTCAATGCCGGGTTCGAATACCAGTGGTTCGACGCCGCCGACGCGCCGCACGTCAAAGTCATCGAGGTGGCGCACGCCCGCCGCGCCCGGATGGGCGGCGATCAGATGTCGCTGGCGCTCATGCTCAAGGCCGACCTCAAGTATGAGATGCCCAAGGATCAGCAGGTATCGAACTGGGCCGCGCCCGACCTGAACGCAGAGCAGCTCCAGTACGCCGCAGACGACGCCCTGTGGACGTGGCGTCTCTGGCAGCACTGGCAGGCCAAGCTGGACGAACATCCGTCTGCACGGGGCGCACAGGCGATGTTTGACGCCCTGATAGTCCCGGTCCACGAGATGCGCGAGACAGGCCTGCTGCTGGATCAGGCGCGGCACCGGGATCTGGTGGCGCTGTGGGAGAGTAAGCGGGTGGTGTACGACGCCGCGATCCGCGAACTGGTCAGCGAGGAAGAGGTCGAGAACATCCAGTCGCGCAAACAATGGTCGGATTACTTCGGCCAGATCCTGCCTGACGAATATCTCGACCACTGGCCGCGCACAGAGAAGGCGGGCCAGCTTGAGATCAAGACCGCCACGCTCAAGGAGATGGCCACTCTGGCAGGCGGGGAGGGTCCGCTGGCAGAGGTGCTGTTCAACATCGCAGACCTGACCACCATCAACCAGTATCTGTCGAACTTCGGAGACAAGTTGATCAACATGGCGCAGAACGCCAGCGACGGCAGGCTGCACCCCAGTTACAACATCTCGCGCGCCGTCACCGGCAGGTTCTCGAGCAGCGCACCGAACGCGCAGCAGTTCCCGCGCGACCGCGAGCTGCTGGGTGACTTCACCAGCGTGCGGCTGTCGTTCATCGCGCCGCCCAAGAAGCGGCTGGTCAGCCTCGATTACAGCGGCATTGAGCTGAAGGTGCTGGCGCTGCTGGCTGAGGATGATCAGCTGCTCTACGACTGCGTCCACGGCGATCTGCACAGCGAAGTCGGGTCATATATGGCCGGATACAAGATCGACAAGAAAACCCCAGAGGGCAAAGACATCCGGTCGAAGGCCAAGGGCGTATCGTTTGGTATCATCTATGGGTCAGGGGCCATGGGCCTGTCTGGCACGCTGCGCACTTCGATTACGCGAGCGCAGGAGCTGATCGACTTCTGGGCCGACCGCTACCCGCGCGCGTTCAATCTGCGCAATACGATGATGCAGCACGCGCTGGGCGACGGCTTCCTGCCTGTGATCGACGGCGGCACGATCTACCTCGGCAAGAAGCCGGATCTGCCAAAGTGCGCGAACTACCCGGTGCAGCGCGCCGCGCTGTCGGTCATGGCGCGCGCGATCATCCGGCACCGTGAGAGGCTCGAGGATGCCGCCGCTCGCGGCAGGCACATGGGCACCCGGATGGCCGCGACCATCCACGACGCCCTGATCGACGAGGCCTACATCGACGACGCGCCGGAGGCGCTGCAGTGGATGAAGGAGGATATGGTTGCGGGCTATCTGGATATCTTTCCGGGCGCGCCGACCGACGCTCTGGTAGAAGGCGGCACCGGACCAAGCTGGGGTGAGCTAGAAGATGAGGCGGTGTAGGCCTTGACAGATGCTGATCAGCATCTTATCTGAGGATCACACACCACAGGAGACCTTGATTATGACCCACCCGCACCTGATCGCAGACGCCGCTGACGCCCAGCAATTTGTTCTTGGCGGTCGATCCCGCTTCACTCTCGTATCCAAAGCCACCGGCAAGCGGTACACGTACCGCGTCGCCAAATCCAAAGACAGCGACGAAATGTTTTTCGCCAGCTTGCTGGTCGGCCAGAGCAACGAGCGG